CAGAAGCACCTTTACTATTAATAATAATTTGTTCTAAATTGATTGTGTCACCAGCATTCACCACAATACCTTGACTTGAAATTAAATTAGTCCAATTACTTTTAAATTTATCTTCATCTTCATTTAAATTATTGTATACCGATTTTCCACGTAGCCGATTACATTCTAATAAAATATATTTCGCCATATTATTAATATATAATAATATAATTAAATAAGAAAAAATATTAATGTAAAAAGTGTCCCATTTTTGATAAATCCTTATACGTATTGTAAAATTGGGACAATTAAATTATGCGGATAAAATCACTTCACCGTTTTTTATAGATATAACTCTCTCAACATTTGAATAAAAACGGATTTCTTTAGCACCATTTCTATTATGAACTCTGTCTATTGTGAGTTGATAAGTGACTGGCTTCTGTCCAATTTTTTTACCATTGCCCAAAGCATTAACACCGTTTGTAGTCAAATCAACGCCCACGTAACTTGACTTTCCACGTAAATCATTCGTTAAATCAGCATTACCGTCGTTGGGTAGCTGGTGGGCTTCAATTTGTCCAACATATACGGAATTCTGGTTTAGTGGTTTATCAATAACACCTTTATTAGTTTCAGTATCTAAACAAAAAATTTGTTTGGGGACTTGTAACGGTTTATTCATTACATTTGATAATTCGTTATATTTCATGGCTGGGCTTACCATATCTCTATCATAATACCGTTGTTCATTAATTCTAAAATTATACTGGTTATCAGTTCTCTCAGCGTCGGCGTGGTATAATCCTAAAAGATTATGACTCGCCCCAGTAAATTTTTCAGCAATCATAACACTCCTAATGGTTCTACCAGATATTGCTATATCACGTTCTATTTTCTGTTGGGAAATTGCTGGGGATGTTGGGTTCGCAGATTGTGGAACTTGTGTTGTAGTTAAAACACTATCTTCATAAATATAGCTTAATCCGTTGTCAGAATAAATTTCTTTTTGTGTCGCTTCCATACTTCCATCTAAATAATATAAATGGTCTGAATAAAATTTAATATTAATTTGTGATGGTTTGATTACACCAGATGACCCAGAAGCGCTGGGAAAACAACATATAGTTCCGTCTGTTACTGCTGACTGTGTATTTAAAATAAGTCTTAAAAATACATTCTCTTTCATCGCAAAAAGTGGTAATTGTCTACTTCTCATAAATGGTATAAGCTGGGATAATGCAACGTTGAAAACTGGGGTTGTTGTATCGTCAGAAGTCGGTTTAATAAATTCTGGGATGGTGGCTTGTGTCAAACCAGCATTATATATTAAATCTTTTGGAATAAGTCTGGATTTTAGGGGCGGTAGGGTAGCCGTTACACCAGCATCTGATTCAACCCATCTGTCACAACAATTACCAATTTTTACTTGCTCCACGAAGGAACGGTGTTCTGGTGCTTCAAATTGCCTAACCATGGTAGCATAGTGTGGATAATCTTCAGTTGAAGCAATCACCTTGGAACCACTCATTAAATAAGCAGATTTCACTAAACCGTGTATTCCAGTATTTATTGGAAAAAATGCGTCTGAAACACCTTGAGCGGTGGTGACTGCAAGACTAACAAATGAACCACCATCTAAAATACCATTTTTAGGAATTTGAAAAATAATTTCGCTATCACTCGCCGTTATTGGGTCTAAAACTTCAGTTTTTATTTCCATATTGGAAATTGTGGGTAATGTCTTAACGCTTAAAATATCTGGTAAACTGCTCATTTTATATGATATAGAAAGATATTTTAATTATTATTTTTTTTTTTAATAATTAATATATCATTTTAATAATTGTCTCGTTTTTGATAAATACACTTACAATTATTAAAAATGGGACACTACGAACTAATCATAATACCGTTTGGGGAATATTGAAGTGTGTTTTTACTCAAGACAAAAGTGAAAACCGCATTTGGGCTTTTGCCGTCCAAATTACTAACAATTCGTGTTGCATAAGATTGACCTTTAAAACTCATACCAACGTCTGAAACTCTATCCATGGCTAAACCTATACCAAAATTTCTTTTTACATCATTATCTATTCCCACGGCTCTTTCTTTAGTCATAACATCATTATATGGTTTTAATTCTTTCCCACCATATCCCAAAAGCTGTCTGTTATTAATCATTCTTGAAGATACGGAAAAATCTTGGAAGGCGTTCAAATAATTCATCATAACTTGACTTTCTGGTAATCCTTCTAAACTATTATTTTCACAATCTATTTCATAATCTAAACCGAGTTTAACACCACCACGAGAAAATGACACTTTCTTTAAAATTGTTGGGCTATCATAAACTGTTCCAGCCCCATTCGTATTCAATAATTCACCATTTTCAAAAGCATCTTGGTTATAATTATTAGAAAAACTGACTGGAAGGAAAGTATGAAAAACGGATAATACTTGAGAACTTGATAAATTATAAGTTTGCGTAGAATCATTTGAATTAATAACACTATATAAAGAAGAATACGAATTATACTGGAATTGTCCAGAACCACTCACGCTTAATTTTTGCTGTCCAGCATCATCTGGAACAAGTAAATCACCAGATACAGATACATCTTTAATTTGGTAAAATGACCCAGATTGAGCCGAAACTCCCAACGGTGTCGCTTCCACGTTTTGTGAAGGGAATGCGACAGAACCCTTTAAAACTTGCTGGTCAGAAGCCAATTCTAACTGAATATTTAATCCATTTATTCCATTTTGGGAAAGTGGAATTGATTCACCACTTTGTAACATACCACAATATAATGGAATACTAAAACGAACTTCGTTATTTACAAGGTTACCAGATGCATCATCTAAACCGTTCATAATTGCTACATTTGATTTTTCACTCATTAAATCTTGTTCACTATGGGTAGATGATAAAATACATGAAACCAACCGCCCATATTGTCTAATTGCTTCTAAACTCTGGTTGGTGGCTTCCGAAGATAGAACCACATTCTGAAACACGGAATGAACACCCACACGGCTATTTAACCGAATATCCGATTGAGCTAACGAAGAACACGCATTATTATTACAAATAGTTCTATCTGAATTATTTATCCGTAATGTCCCATTTATTCTCAGACTCTGTGGGCGTAAATATTTTGCTTGGCTTGGTATTGTAATAGTTATTATAGGATTACCTTCATGGAAACTATATGTGTTATTAGCTGGTTGATTACTTGGTAGAATTTCAAACTTTTCCACATTAACAATATTTGGAACACTCATTTTATATGATATAGAAAGATATTTTAATTATTATTTTTTTTTAATAATAATTATAATATTGTCCCATTTTTGATAAATGCTTATGTGTATTGTAAAAATGGGACAAAAATCTAAGCATATTAGTTTGAAACTGATACCCCATCTTTATTAATTACAATCCGTTTTAATCCATATATATAATTGTTAAATAGTTTGTCTTCAGATGCACCAGCGGAATAATCAACCCTTAAAGATAGAGTAGAAGTGGATAAGTCCATAATTTGTCCATATTTTGTTAATCCACGAGCTATACAGAAATGTTTGGCTATTTGCTGTAAATTTCTAACTGGTAAATTCACATTAACAATAGCCTTTTGTAATTCGCTCGTGTGTAATGCTTCATTACGGTGTTCTTTACCACCAGCCACATTTTGGCTATAGCGTTCTAAGGGAACAAGTCTTGACGGATAATGATTAGTTCCCCACACCCATTCATAAGACTTTACATTATCTACTATACCAGTTAACGAAGTGTTACCGAACCCACGAGCCACAGCGTCTGAAGTTGCGAGTGGCTGACAAAATAATGATTTAGCACGTTTCATTAAAGTGGGGATTTGAATTTGAGAAAGACCGAGCTTATTGGCTTGATTGTGACGGTATAATTCGTATGTCATAATATCCATGGCTACGCCCTTCTCTGAAGCACTGGCTTTTAAAATTCCAGCTACGTATGACGCTGGGGGCTGGACAGATTGAACAATTAGTTCAATATCCGATAATGTGTAAGTAGGTGCTGAAACTCTTCCACTCCGTGTATCTCTACCAGAATCTGACCTATTAAACA